CGCCCTGACTTCTTTGCTTGGTGGCATATAGTTTCCCTTCCAAGATTGATCTATCCCAATATTTCTGCCAATGTTCGTGCTGTCAGCTGACGCAAACGGTAGCTTTGTAAATACTTCAGGGTTTAACATTCGTAAGCCGTGCAACTTTACTAATGGCTGACCGTCATCATTGCAGATCACCCGCATGGCCTGGGCGATACGTTGCCACCATTGTTGTGTGCCGATTGTGGCGTAATTGCCGCTACTGCCTAAACAAACCCTTGGATAGTCATTTGCCAACCGTTCTAGCCGGTCAAATGATTCGTGCATATGCCAAACTGGTGCGCCAAACCATTTAGGTAATGACCACTCGTCTAATAATGCATCGTTATCGGCCTCATTCCCGTCAATTACGTCAGGAATCACCGCAAAGTCACAGGACGGAACGAGTTTAGCTTTTTCTGCCCATTTGTAATATCCCGACCAATCCAATATCGGTTTGCCTTTTTTCCATGCGCTAAATGCACCATTGTCTACGGCAAAACTTTGACAAACTTCAATTGCAATTGGCAATTGTTCAGGATGGGCATAACTAATAAAGGCATGGCCCGTTGTGATTGCTAACGCTGCCGCAGTACCAGGTGTAATTGGCAAGCCATGATAATGGATCATTCAAATTCACCGTTGTAAACCGCACCAAGACCAATTGATGGTCGCTCAACTCTGACTTCGAATAATGGTAAATGTTTAAGTAAAGTCCAAATTTCTATTGCAATGTTTTCGCTTGTTGGTAAATCAAAAAAATTGTCTAAATTTTTATGATCAAAAATTGATTTAACAAATAAACATTCTTTTTCAAGTTCAGACTCTCGAATGACATACCCATCTACAGCATTGCCTTGTACCCATACCTCTACATAATAAGAATGACCGTGTATTTCTGGGTAATCCGGTAAAGAGTGAGCCGCTTCAAACGTGAATCGTTTAAAAAGTTTCATAATAACGCCTCTGTTTGGGCTAATAAATCTTCTTCTGTAACCCCATACTTTTGAGCAAACGCCTTTTTGCCCAGTCCGTGTACCCCATCATTGCCGGTATGATGATTTGGGCATAACGGTATAACACGCGAATTTTCACGTTTCATTCCTAATCGTCTAATGTGATGGATGTGACTAGGCGTTTCCCCATACCCCAAGTGTCGACATAACGAACATCCAAGGTTAGCCAGTTTCTCAAAATGCTTACGTTGCGCTTTGGTCACTTAGTTAATTTCTCAATTTGACGGTTACTGGCCTGCTCTGTACGCCAGGCATCGAATCGTAGTTGTGCGCTTGTTAGCCGCCACTTTAACAACTCAGCTTTTTCAGTTGCTGCCCCAATTGCATTACATAAATTCTGATAATCAGGATGAGCATATGCCTCGCGCTCTTGGGCAGTTACAGCAGATTCTCCTGATTTCTTCATCAGAATAGCCTTTAGGCTTGATTTAAACGCCTCCAGCTGCGCCAGTTCACCCTTTGCCTTGGCATAATGAGGTGCGTTGTCGTAAATGTATTCTATGCAGGGATGTGGGCTGTATTCACTCATGGCGTTCACTAATATCGTAAAACCAATCGTCACCTGCTGACCATTTGCGTGACCCGTCTACAGTCCAAATGTGCCGTGATGCTTGAAAGTCAGGAAATTCTGTTTTAGCCGGTATTAGCGACTGATCGTACCAAAGGCAACGGTTGTTTGGCTGCGCTGCAAATTGACCATTATCTAGTTGGATAAAGTTAAATGATTTGTGTTCTTCAGCGACTTCAGTAAATCCTGTATCTATATCCATCCCGTCGGCACAAAAATCAACTGTAAAAAGGTATTTACCAAAATGCCAAACTTTGTCTTTTCCTAAAAATTTAACCCCAAGGTTACGCAAGCCAATCTTTTCGTGGATAGTAAACCTGTATCCCATGCAATCCCAAAGTTGCAGAATGTCAAAATCCAAATCCCCATGTTTAGTATTCCAAACGTAAGCCTGAATAGGCAATTTATCGTACAAAGCGCCGTACCTTGGCAATAAACTTTCAATGCGAAACACTTGCCCACGGATTGCTTTAATGCTTACCCAAATGGCAGGCTCAAGCTCACCGTGGCCTTTCTCAAAATTATACAAATACTCACGCCGCACAAAGCACTTAATTGGCGGTAAGTTTCCAATTATGTAGCTCATATCAAATCCATTTGTCGTGGCATAACCTTCCATTCCCTTTCGGCCCGGCCTGCTTTGCTTTGCACGTTGCGCCCAGTTAACAATATTTCATGGTTGCGTTCTAACTCACTAAGCCGCCTGGCAACTTGGTTGCCGTCAAGTCCTGTAATCGTGGCTATACCGTCTTTTCCTTGCGGTCCATACTTGCATAAGGCTTGAATGATAATCGTAGCGTGTTGAACCGCTAAAAACTTTGCAGAGTCAGCAGCAGACCAACTGGTTAACGGATCGGTGTTTCTAGCTACTTGGTTCATGTGTTTTTCCCTTTAAACAGATTCTTTGCTACTTCAAAACCTTCTTCCCAACCGTTGTGATAATCAGATGTTGGCGGCTCTACGTAGTCAGGCGGTTCATTAGATGTTTGCTCAGGCTTGGCTAACTCTTGTTGCAACTCACGGGCTGCGGCAAGGGCCTTGTCAATTTCATAATATCTTTTGGGTTGAAACGTCGAACAATTTTTTAATGCATCAATAATTAAATCAATCTTATTCATGTGTTTTTTTCCCGTAACAAGTCTGACACGGCTTGTGCAAACTCAATAGCAGTCCATTCTTCACCATCGTTAACAATTTGTTTAATTTCGTCTTTATGCAATTCTTGCCATTCAGGTTTTTTTTCCGCACGAATTAATTCGGCAAATTTTTCAAGATGCGGAGGATTTGCCAACCAACACCAAATGTGCGTGTCCCATTCCATACCGGCTTGAATTGCTAGTTTTTTAATAAAATCACTCATACATCCTCCTGCCTATACATAGCAACCGCACCAGGTTCAGGCGTAAACACAATCCGTGCTTTAGGCCCCTCGCAATGCATCCAATACGCTGGCTTGCGTTCTAATTCTTTAGTAATCCGTTTGATTTCTTGTTGCAGATCGGTAATAACTTTCTGATGGTCTGGGTCAACGTTGCTGTAATCTTCTGCCCAAATGGTCAGTACAAGGTAAGCACGTTCATACAAATCAAGTTGTTTTACTAATTGTTGATCAGTCATAACATCACCAATGATAAAAGTGGAAAGAAACCAAACACAAGCGCCAACGCTAACAAACCAAATATCCATGCTGACGTTGGGATATGGTCATCAGGCCGTTTGTAATTGCGCATCTGTCGAGCCGTGCGACCCGTCCAGTTAGGTTCGCTCATGTCCGTTCCGTGAGGCCAGTTACGCTTATTCATCGCTGCCATCCTCTTCATTAGCTGTCACGGTTTCAATGTGGTTTATTTCAATAAAATGTGTGTACATTGGCACAGCACACACCAGCACTTCGTCACGGTCAATTTTGATATACGGTTCGCCGTTACTGTCTAATTTCACACCATCGGCAAATTGATCCATTAGCTCTGCAATCTTTTTGTCGGTCAGCTCAAGGCTCAGTTCACGCATCAGTTGGCGCTTGCCTTCGTCTGTTATTTGGATATATGAGTATTTCATCGCTTACCCCTTAAACCCGTTAGCTTTCAGAAACTGCTGCTCGTCTGGGCTTGCCATGCAAATTGCCATCATATGTTTTTGCAAATAAGCCGTTAGCTTTGCACGATTCTTGTCGGATGGGTCTGCTTTAAATGCTTGAATAAGTTTGCTCATTATTCTTCACCAAACATTTCGATGATGACACGCTTGGCTTCATTTTTAAGTTCTTTATTGCTTACGCTTGAAAAATCCATGCCGCTGCACAGTAATTCTGTATGCACAATTACGGCTTTGTTTTCTGATAACAATGGAAACCATTTCATCAAGTCTTTAGTTAATTTACTCATTTTATGTACCTTTTATCGTGGTAAGTTTTTGTTAGGCAAGTTCTTCAGCAGCGGAAATACGAACATACTCGTCAGCGTCTTCATCGTAAAACCAGTAAGCATCCATTTATGTACCTTTTGTCGTGGTTGATGGCGTGTTGCCATGATTAGATATTAAGCTATCTAAATAATAAAAGCATAGGTGTTTACCCTAGTTTTAAAATTATTTTTAATTTATTGGGGTTTTTACAACAAGGTGCGGGTACTCGCTGAACAAGGAGTGTGGAGGGACACGGCTTTCCCCGCAATTTATTATAAGTTGTTTTTGCGCTTGTAAAACGCTAATAGATACTGGAAGCAATCCCATGCAGAGGCTAGATCATTTTCTGAATGTTCGATTAGTTTTACATCACCTTCGGCAGTAAAAAACACGTTGGCGCATCTGGCTGTTGGTTTGCCAAGGCCAACACGGTAAGCCGCCAACTGCATGATTTGTTCGTGGTACAACACAACCTTATCGAGCTTGTCTTTGCTTTTAAAGTCGATCACGATGTTTTCAGCGATCAAATCGACTTTGCCGCCAAACCCTTCGTATGCAAACGAGCGTTCTGCCTCCCAAGTTTGGTCATGCCCAAAATGGATTCTGATCGACGCATCAACCTGGTTAACGTAAACAGGGTAATCGTCTTGTTCGCCACGGTAAAAACGCTCAAGCACCCCATGCATTTGTGTGCCACGATCCATAGCGTCACGGCCTGTAGACTTACTGTCTGACATTACTCGCTCTAACCAGTTTTCTTCGGTTTCTCCGGCAATGCGTGGCAATGTCAACGCAGCCAGTAACACTTGTTGTTGCAGCCAGTTCGATAAGCCAGGCTTGGCAACCAATCCCAAAACCGTAGTCACCGACGGTACGAGCTTGAGTTCTCTTGCGTCACGAACCGTTGTGTTGCGTTCTTTGCCATTCTTGCCAATAATCTTGTACGCTGGTGAACCGTCAGCTGCGTACCAATGGCCTGATTCTGAGTCTGCTGATTTAATAATCATTTCCGTGCCTCCATCATTGCGTTTGCTATGTGATAAGCATTTTTTGCCAACAAATTTAAATCGCCTTGAGAATCTTTTAAAGACTCTACAGCAATTGCTTGCAATGCTTTTGCAGCAAAATAATCACGCAAAGTCATTTCCTCACTATCAATTTCTCTGTTGCTCATTTTTGCACCTGTTTAGCTAGTTGTTTAAGCATTTCGATTGCATCTTGTAGGTCTTGCATGGCCCTAGCGTCTAAGACCATGTTTTCGTACCATTGCTGCAATCGCCAAGATATTAAGATTGCTTCCTCTGATTGCGTCATCAGAACGGTGGATCGTTAAAGTCAGATTCCATTGGAACAAACGTACCTTCTTTCATGGCTCGATAGCCACCGTCTGCCTTTTCTTTTACTGCTGCTGGCGTTGGCACATCCTCCGTAGGCCGACCACCAAGCATTTGCATTTGGTCAGCAACCACCTCAGTTGTGTATTGATCCACGCCATCTTTGTTTTGCCACTTGCGAGTAGTCATACGACCCGCTATAAAGACCTGTGAGCCTTTCTTTAAATAATCGGCACATATTCCTGCCAACTTGCCAAATGCCGTAATCCTGACCCATTCTGTAGTTTCTTTGTCTTTAGACTTGTAACCAACAGCAATTGAGAAATTGCAGATTGCGTTGCTATCAGCGGTGTAACGGACTTCAGGATCGCGTCCCAGCCTTCCAATGAACTCACACCTATTAAGATCGTTACTAGACATTTTCATTCCTTTTAGAAATAGAGATATTTTTACAAGTTTGTTCAGAACGTTTGCTGCCAATGTGATGCTTTTTTGTGTGTTCTGCCATTGTCAACAATTCTAAATTTTCAATTCTGTTATCTGTTTTAATTTCGTTTTTATGATGAACGCACTCAGTTGTTAACAATTTCCTACCTAAGTGTTGTTCCATAACAAACCTGTGTTGTTGTTTCCATCCCAATTCTGTTTTGATGCGAACGTAACCTTTTTGATTGTGAACAAAAGTATGCCCAATTTGAGCTGCTTTGCTTTCATTTCTTGTTTTTAAAACACAAGGTTTACAAGTCCATTTGCCACTTCTTTTTACTACTAAATTAAAGTGTTTTATTTCCATGTTAAAAACTTTAAAACAAACAGGACACAATGCGTTAACAGTTGCCATTATTGTTGTTCCCAGTTTGCTTTAAATTGATCGTATGCAGCCTTCAACGGAATCTGTTGCTCTTTAAAGCAAAGTGTCCATGCTGCCCTAAATATGTCCTTCAGGCTTTCATAACTTACCGCTGATGCCATTTGAGCAATAGTGTGGTCAAGCTCAATGCCTTTTGGTTTCTCAATTGGCTTTTCAATTGGTTTGGGCGGTGCTTTTACGGCAGCTGTGCCATCGTCATCTTCGCTGGCAATACCAAGCGCTGCTTGCAGGCCGTAGCGTTTTGCGTAAGTAATTGCAGAACCATAACCTTGAGCATCTTGTTTACTAGCGGGTATAAACAAAATTCCGCAACTTAGTTGTTCGCCTGATTCATGGATAAGGACTGTTTCAACTGACACTCCACCTTCAGCGGTATGCAGCATTTGAACAAAGGCCAAACCACATCCTGACAGAGCAGGCCGCACAGCGTCAATGACTGATGCCAAGCTACTATATGCAGATTTAAAGTGGGGATTTTTAGAGTCTTTGGCTGCGTGATTCATAACTGATTGAGCCTTGACTAATGCTTTTGCTAATTCGTTCATTTATGCACCTGTATGTTGTCCTGACGGGTATGCCAGTAAGATAGATATTAAGCTATCTAAACATATAACGCAAGTGATTAAATATTTATTTATGTTTAATTGCAACAAATGTTAAGATGGCTACATGAACACATCAGAAATCATTGACACATTAGGTGGTACGTTTGCAGTAGCCAAACGTTGCGGAGTCACGCCTGGCGCTGTTTCTCAATGGAAACACAACGGTTTGCCGGCTGACAAAATGGTAATCATTGCTGCTGAACTTGAACGCCAGTCTAAAGGTCGGTTTAGCAGAAAAGAAATTAACAACTGGCACGAGATTTGGCCAGAGTTGCATTAGACTGATTAAGCCTTTAGCAAGCAGAAACAACAACTGGTAAGGGTCTAGTTTCAACAGCCTAGCTTTAGGGCTTGACACATCGGAACAGACGATGGCATAATTAAATCGTTATCGTGACAGATGACTAAGCCGTTTAAGTCTATATATTGACCCGCAAGGGTGGGCATCCTTAAAAAAGATGTTCTGTCACCAATATATAGATTTAAGCGGCTTTTTTGTTTTTCGGTAGCTGTCAGGGCGCATTAGCTAATAGAGTGACC